TGCGGTTAAAACAAACTTCAACACCTCAGAAGGTGTTACTATAGATTACGTTGATCCTGCTGATTTAGTTTATTCTTACACAGAGTCTCCTTACTTTGATGATATTTATTATGTAGGTGAGGTGAAAGAAATACCTGTAAACGAGCTAGCTAAACAGTTTCCACATTTATCTAATGAAGAGTTAGACGAGATATCTAGAACTCAAGGCGTATCAAGAAATAGAAACAACCGAAGAAGAGACTCAGATAAAAACAAAATACAAGTTTTATACTTTAACTATAAAACTTACATGAACGAAGTTTATAAAGTAAAAGAAACTGGTAGTGGTGCTGATAAAATTATAGCAAAAGACGATTCATTTAATCCACCAGAAAATAAAGAAGGTGGTTATGCTAAATTACTAAGATCTATAGAGTGTCTATATGAAGGCGCTTTAGTTTTAGGTACAAAAAAGTTACTTAAATGGGGTATGGCTAAAAATATGATGCGTCCTAAAAGTGATTTTACTAAAGTTAAAATGAACTATTCTATAGTAGCACCTAGAATGTATAATGGTAAAATTGAATCTTTAGTTAGAAGAATAACTGGTTTTGCTGACATGATACAATTAACTCATTTAAAACTACAACAAGTTTTATCAAGGATGGTGCCAGATGGTGTTTACTTAGATGCTGACGGTTTAGCTGAAATAGATTTAGGTAACGGTACTAACTATAATCCACAAGAAGCACTTAATATGTTTTTTCAAACAGGTTCTGTTATTGGTAGATCATTTACAAGTGAAGGTGACATGAATCCAGGTAAAGTACCTATTCAAGAAATACAAAGTAGTAACGGAGGTGCTAAAATGCAAAGTTTAATAGGAACATATAATTATTATTTACAAATGATAAGAGATGTAACTGGATTAAACGAAGCTAGAGACGGTAGCGTACCAGACAAAAACGCTTTAGTGGGTGTACAAAAATTAGCAGCAGCAAATTCAAATACAGCAACAAGACATATTTTACAGTCTGGTTTGTTTTTAACATCTGAAGTAGCAGAGTGTTTATCACTAAGAATATCTGATATATTAGAATATTCTCCTACAGCAGATGCGTTTATACAGTCTATAGGTGTACACAATGTAGCTACATTAGACGAAATGAAAGAATTACATTTGTATGATTTTGGTATATTTATAGAACTAGCACCAGATGAAGAAGAAAAAATGTTGTTAGAAAACAACATACAACAAGCGTTGGCACAGCAAAGTATAGAGCTTGAAGACGCTATTGACATTAGAGATATAAAAAATGTTAAACTAGCTAACTCTTTATTAAAAATACGTAGAAAACAAAAACAACAAAGAGACCAACTGGTACAACAACAAAACATACAAGCTCAAGCTAACGCTAACACACAAACACAGCAAGCTGCAGCTCAAATGGAAATACAAAAACAAACAGCTATATCTAACGCGCAAGGACAGTTAGAAACTTTAAAAGCTGAACTAGACGCTCAAAGATTAGTTCAAGAAGCAGAAATTAAAAAACAATTAATGGAGTTAGAGTTTAACTATAACATGCAGTTAAAAGGAACTGAAGTTGACGGGCAAAAAGAAAAAGAAAAATTAAAAGAAGATCGTAAGGATGAGCGAACAAAAATACAAGCTACTCAACAAAGTGAGCTTATAGACCAAAGAAAAACAGGAACACCACCTAAACAATTTGAATCAGCAGGTAATGATATACTTACTGGTGATTTTGATTTAGGTATGTATGATCCTAAATAAAAAATTTATTAACTATTATTATATTATATTATGGCAGAAACTAAAAAAGAGGTGGTTGACGCAACTACCAAAAAAGAACAACCTAAAGTAGATAACGAGGTTGGTAAACTAAAGGTTAAGAAAAAACCTAAAATGAAAAAGTTTTCAAACAAACAAGACGAAATTACAAAATTAGATATGAGTAAAACTTCTACTGAAAAAGAAGAAGTTACCAAAGTAGATTTAACTGAACCACAAGAAACAAAAAAAGACACTGAAGTAAAACAAGAAACAACAGATGTGGTTAGTGATGAACAAACTTCAACCGTTGAAGAAGTGGTTGAAGAAACACCACAAAAAGAAGTTGTTGTTCAAGATGAAGCAACATCTGTTATTGAAGAAGTAACAGAAGAAGAGCAAAAAGAGATAGAACAGGTTAAAGAAGAAGTTGTAAAAGCTGTTGAAGAAGCAGAAGCAACAGGTGCAGAGTTACCAGAAAATATCCAAAAACTTATGGATTTTATGGAAGACACAGGTGGTGATTTAGAAGACTACGTAAAATTAAACAAAGATATTAGTAAGTTAAATGATAACGATGTTTTATACGAATACTATAAACAAACAAAGTCGCATTTAACAAACGATGAAATAAACTTCCTTATGGAAGATCAATTCTCTTATGACGAAGAAGTAGATGATGAAAGAGATATTAAAAGAAAAAAGCTAGCGTTAAAAGAGCAAGTTGCCAGCGCTAGGTCCCACTTAGACGGGCAGAAGTCTAAATACTATGAAGAAATTAAAGCTGGGAGTAAGTTAACTCCAGAACAACAAAAGGCTATGGATTTCTTTAATAGATACAACAAAGAGTCAGAGGCAAACAAAAAAGTCTATGAAAAACAAAACTCTACATTTTTAAACAAAACTGATGAGGTTTTTAACAAAAACTTTAAAGGTTTTGAATATAATGTTGGAGATAAAAGATATAGATTTAATGTTAAAGACGCTAATACTGTAAAAAGCACACAAAGTGACATAAACAACTTTGTCAAAAAGTTTTTGAACAAAGATAATGTCATGGAAGATGCCAAAGGTTATCATAAATCTTTATTTACAGCTATGAATGCAGACGCCGTAGCTAAACACTTCTACGAACAAGGTAAAGCTGATGCTTTAAAAGACAGCATCGCTAAATCTAAAAATGTTGAAATGAACCCAAGACAAGCTCATGGTGAAATAGAAACAAGTGGTATGAAGTTTAAAGTTTTAGGCGACACGTCTTCTGATTTTAAGTTTAAAATTAAAAACAAAAAATAACAATTAAAATTTAAAAATTATGGCAATAACTGCGGGAACTAATTTGAATAGTGTTGCTGCTCCACAAAAGCAGACGTTATCTTCAAATTATGTTGACTTTACGTCAAGCTCAACTGAAGGTTGGGCACAACAATACCTGCCTGAGTTAATGGAAAAAGAAGCTGAGGTTTTCGGACCTAGAACAATTTCTGGTTTCCTTAACCAAGTAGGTGCGGAAGAAGCAATGACTTCCGATAGAGTTATATGGTCTGAGCAATCAAGATTACATATATCATTAAGAGGTACTATCGATTTAGATGGTAACGTATCTTCATCAGGTGCAAAAGGTAAATTTACTGTTACTACTGATATTGATGGTAACGACGCTGATGATGGATTCACTCTTGCTAGTCACGGTGTAAGAAACCACGACATCTGTTTACTTTCAACTCCAGGATATGTATCTAGAGTTATGGTTGTAGCTGTTGATGGTACAGCGATTGGTGTTAGAGCTTACGACGAAGATGTATTAACTAATCACTCTGAAACAGCGGGTGCTGCTACATTATTAGTTATCGGTTCTGAATACAAAAAAGGAGACAACTACGATGGATCAGCTACACATGAAGCTAACGAACCTAAATTTAAAACTTTTACTAACAAACCAATTATAATGAAAGATTACTACGAAGTATCAGGATCTGATGCTGGTAGAATTGGTTGGATAGAAGTTTCTTCTGAAGGTGGTGCTTCTGGATACTTATGGTATTTAAAAGCTGAAGCTGACACAAGAGCAAGGTTTACTGATTACTTAGAGATGGCTATGCTTGAGTCTGAGCCAGGTTCTAACTCAACTAACGTTGATGGTGAATTAGGTTTATCTCCAGAAGGAGATGCTGGTACTGAAGGTTTATTCTATGCTATAGAAAACAGAGGTAACGTTACTACTGGTGTAACTGGTGTTAACGCTGCTACTGATTTAGCTGAATTTGACGCTATACTAGCAGAATTT